TTTCAGAAACGGCATGGAGAAGAGTAGGCATCTGGGTAAGATGTGAATTTTCAGCAAGATAGGCTTCCCTATCTGCCATATACATCCACTTCTCAAACTCTTCACCAGTATTATTATTCTTGAATTTGTAGGTTGGCATCAGTATTAAACCACGTAGGAATAGTAGAAGGAGATTTCCAAGTAGCAAAAGCAACTTTGTCTCCAATGTAATAGTTGCGATACGATTGTATTGTATCCGTCACTTTGTATTTATCAGGCATGGCAGGAGGGGGATCTGACCATCCATTGTCAAGAATATTGTGTGGTGCGTACACAAGATTTGATTTAAGTTGTTCAGTCTTATGCCATTTACCATAACGTTTTGTATATTCTACACAGCAGTGCTGAAACAAATCAAACAACCAACGATAGTGTGCGCGAGATTGCCTTAACCAAATATTAGATGGATGATTAATATGAGATGCTTTGTATAGAATATCTTCGCGTGGTTTGTCAAGTTTCCAGCGTTTGATATTACGATTGTTAGCGGTCTTGGCAGTATAAGGAATGCCGTCAAGCACACGATGAGCAGTAGACATGAGTTGAGCATACTCAATAATCATTTTTACTACATGTTTATCACAATGTTCAGCAGCACAGGTGCGTGGGTCGTAACTGAGATAGAAGATATTCATATGGTCTGGTTGAGTGCTCCTATTCTAGCACCATTCCATCGCTTTGGCAACCGTTGGAAACTGTTCTTTAAAGATTTCTCTACATCCTTCAGCAATTACCATGTGCTCCTTCTGAGTGCCGTGAGCTGAGCGAAGGTCAATGTAGTGCGCCCAAGAACGCACTGATCCTGTCATGTAGATGCGTGTGGGGGTCGCTAGAGGGAGCACGAAGCGAGCACACTCCTTTGCCACACCTGCCTCTAGGAGGCGCTTGTAGAGGGCATTGGCGGCGATGAAGTGCTCTGAGATAGCAGATTCCAAACCCAGTTGAGTGAGTGGATCAAGGTCATCAGTAGAATTCTGACGGTTCTTTTCATCCTGTCTACGCAACTCAGGAATAGGAATATCTGCTGCCAATAGATTAGCATCAGCATACCGCTGGCTAAACTCTTGAAATGTAAACGAGCGGTGACGTAAAATCTGTGCTGCAATACCACGATTAGTTTCAATCTCTAATGTCATATGTGCCTGTTCAAATACAGACCAATGATTATGCTGAATACAATAACGCAGTAACCCTGCATAGTTCTCATTATCTTGGTTGCTAGGGTTAGATACTCTAGCAACATATGCCATTGTCTTTTCTGCATCGGGTGTAACCGATACTAATTTAATTTGCGAATGGGTTGTCATATTGTGGTGCTCCATCAAGACGGCGAATTTCAAAGATATTAGATTTGCGATAACGCTTATATTGTTTCACAATTTGTTTTAACTTCTTCTCATTAATTTTTGTGTTAATAAAAGGAGTTTGTGGTTCTACCTCTGGTAATTCTACCACCTCTTGAGCTTCAATGTCAATAGTTTGTTCAATCATAGTTTTAAATAAAATAGTATTCTTCTTCTAGTGCTATACAAATTCGTTTTACTTCTGCAACATATTCTCCAGTTTCATTTAGTTGAATTGCTACACGAAATGCTTCTTCTGTTTTTTCAAATTTTTCAATATTATCAAACTTTGAAGCGTAACTGGGCTTACTATTTTCTTTCCACCCAGCAAAGTTATATTGCTTTGCTGGTTTGCCTGAAATATGATACCGAACTACCCAGTTCTTTGTAGGATTAGTTAATGCCATGTTAGATAAGTGTAATGTTTAATGTTACTCTAATAGTATCGCCACTAGTAGCGATAGTGTATGGAGCATCAGAAAATCTTTCAGCAAAGATTACATCACCACCAGTTGCTGACACAGCATAGTATCCATACACAGCACCAGCAGCACCAGTGAATGCCCAAGTTTGTTGAGGATAAAGAGCTTCTCCACCAACAATAGACCAACTGGAAGATGTTAATGCTTTAGAAGTATAACCGTTTCCAATTACTTCTGTATAGAATGTTGCTATATCTTCAATATCTGGTGTGTAGTTATTACTATAAAGTTTTAAAATTAAACTTTCAGTAGTAGTATCTTTTCCAACAAGATATTCTAATGCTTTTTGTTTACCAGCATCAGTAATTAAAATTGCCATGTTTATTTCCTCTTTTTAGAATCTTTACTTTCTTTTGGTATTTCTCCCCATGTTCTTGGGTTCATTCTACCTTCAGATTGTTTCCATCCTATTAAACCTTCTCGGTATTTATCCCAATAAAAATCAAAGAGATCTACTCTTTTATCTGCGGTAGCAATATCATAGTTAATTTCGTTATCAACTTGATACGTAACTATAAAAGCATTGTATGGTAATGTTCTATCTTCTGCTAATTTTGGATCACAATTTTCATGTAAGATTTTCAAGTACGATTACCCCATTTAATTTGTGGAAAAGTTTCTTCAATCAGAGCACGAGAAACACGAGTAAATTTCTTCTGAAGGTTCTTATCTTTTACAAGACAAAGAACTTCTGCTTCATCTGGGTGTAGTGATTCTATCATGCCAAGAAAGATTTGTTCTCTCTTAGATTGAGAGATAGTAGAAGCGCCTTTAATAAAGTAAAAGAATTTTCTTCCTTCATTCTCAAGACGAGTATGATCTGTTCCTTCTGGAGCCATGTTCTTAGTGAAAGGAACATCACCCTCAGGAATAGCAGAAGTTATACTCTCATCAAAGTTCCAAATAAACAAACTGCGAAGAGCTTGACTATTATATTTGTTAAGGAGTTCTGATTTCTCTGCTTTAGTTTTAGCGTTGTTGACCTTACGAAGTACTTCGGAAATCAAAGGTCTATAAGTATCGTTTATCATATCAATTCAGTTAAATTGTGGTGTAGTGTTGCGAAATACAAATTCCTCCATCAACTTAGTAAGTTGATGTTGTTGAAAATATTCCAGTGGAACTTTCTTTTCGGAATTATTTAGTGCTTTGTAATAACTCACGATTTCAGTAGCAAGATGTTCAGGAACACAGGAAAGATCGATTAATTTCCGATTACGTTCATAATTTTGAACAGATTGAGCGTCTAGACAGAATACAGATGGGTCTAATGTGACCCACTTTTCTAAGTTTTTCTTACTTATAGGTTTCTGTCGCTTACCTGTAACAAATGTATCGTCATCAGATAGAAAGTTTGGCACTCCATCTGACTTATCTCCCTTGATAATATGTTCCAAAATATATTCTTTTGGATTGTGATGTCTAATCTCTCTTTTGAGAATAGGATTATACTGTTTTACAAATGGATACTTCTGTAACTGAATGAAGTCTTTATCACCAGAAAGAATTAAAACTTTCTCTTGGCTCTTACACCTTCTCCATTTTAATATTCTTGTATGCTTGAAGGGTAGTAAGAGTGCTGATAACATCATCTGCTTCAGCACCATAAACCTCAACTACCTTATATGGAAACAAGGTTTTGATCTCATCTCGTATCTTATTCAAGACTTCAAAGATAGCATTCCAATCTAAGTCAGATGCTTCTCGGTCTTTCTTTCTATTCTGTTTGTAATATGGAAATGTTTCCTTACGCCAATAATGTTTTGAATCATATGCTAATACAACTTCACCATAGGTGGGAGAGTATTGTTTTTCAAATGCTCGCAATGCTGTGAGCACCATATGCCTAACAAGATTTTCATTAAGAGCATCACCTTTCAACTGCATCATCAGATTACTAATCATAATCTGATTCATATCAATTAGAATCATTTAGTCCTCTTCATCATCCTCGTAATTTTCTGCGTTATCAAATCTAAAAGCAATAACCTCATCTGCAATCACGTTACCATGTTCATCAAACATTTCTGGATGCAGTGGTTGAATATTATTTTTGTTCAGAAATGCACTGACGATATCGTTAGTGAACCACCCTACCATAAATCCAATAGCACTGAAGGCTAGCATCCCCGCTGTTGCAAATAGAAGGATGTACGGTGTCATCTGTTCCATTCTACTACTCCTCTGTTGGTTTGTCAACCTCCCAGAAACATTCCAAATTGAAGTGAAATGTCTTGTGTAGAAGGTTGAGGGTTTTACTTATTTGCAATCCACGCTTAGGTTCGACTTCCTCAACCCGCCTACGTAACATGAATTCTACACCTCTATTTATTCGGAACGGTAGATTGCTTGTTCTTAGTTCCTGGTTTTCTTCCACGTCGTTTTGATTGTTCATACTTTTTTGCATCATCCATAATACAATTTAAATAATCTTTAACTTTGCGAGCACGAGGTTTACCCATCCAACTATATGCTTCACGAAAAAAAGCAGCTTCAGCACCACCATTCAAATAAATTTCAAGTTCTTTTACTTGATGTTGAATAGCAATTCCTAATCCAGAATGAATAAAAATTGTAATGTCTGCTTGCTTAAATTTTTCAGAACTCAAATACGAATGGAAATTTAAATTATACTTTTCCTGATAGAAAGCACAATCAATAGCAGTGTTCACAATAGCATACATGTCTTGGATTGTTGACATGGTTCAACTCTTCTTAGAACTGACTAATCCTTTACCAACAAACAGTTTAGCTACCTCAACTAATCCTCCAATTCTTTCACCATCAAT